CGGTATGCGCTCTATTTGTTGCTCAATCCGATAAAAGAGCGTTTCCGTACTTGTATTCATTCTACTGCTGGATTGGTGATTAAAGCTGGTGGATCTGCTTTGGTCAAAACCGGTTCTGCTGTCTGCCATCTTACAGTTAAAGGCAAAAATCGGCGCATTGCTGGATCTACAGATATGCCTGCGCTTGTAGGAACAGTCACGAATGCAATGCATAACCTGTATGTATTTACGATTGATGGCTCTGGAACAACTTATGTTCAGATGGGTACGGAAGCGGCTGCGGAAGCGAGTGTGAAATGGCCAAGCCTGAACCCGGAGCGAGCCATCATAGGGTATATCAAGGTAAATCCAACGGGGACAGGTAACTTTGTTGGTGGTACTACTGTTCTTGATGATGTGACTGTTGTTCCGAACGTTGCGTATATCAGTCCGGTTGGGATGTTTGATCCAACTGCGGCTATTGATTAAGGAGAAAATGATGCAAAGATTAGATGTAAGAGGTTTTACAGGTACTCTGATGAAGGCAGTCGCCGCGGCTGGCACAACGACAACTTACAGCACTACTGGCGTTACGCAATACAGTATTGATGGCAAGGCATACTCGAAAGCTGCCGTAACCAATGGCGCAACGCCAACGACCGATATCAACACAGGAGCAGCTTTCTTACCACTGGCTGCAAACAAAGGTTGTAAATTTGTATTCGGATATGACTCAAGCAATACAGTGCGTGTTGCGCAGGGTCCAATAGTCGATCTGGATGGCGCTGCTGATGGTGCAAATGCTTCTTTTGTAACGAAAGCGGCATTCCCGCAATTGCCGGATGACTTCGCGCCATTCGCTTACCTAGAAACAAAGGTAGGTGCAAGTGGATCTTCATGGACATTCGGGGCAAGCAACTTGGCTGGACCTCCATCGAACGTACTTCATACGTTTGTTGATGTGACTACATTGCCAACAAGACCGTAATCTGTTTATTGTGTAAACACAAGGCCGGTAGAAATACTGGCCTTTTTTATTGGAGACTTATATGCGAGAAGAAACATTACAGCGGACACGTAGACCACAAATAAATACGAACGAACTAGAACAAACCAATGAGCAGACTATCGATCTTGCTTCGACTATTGAAAATCCAGAGATGGCTATTGTAACAGATGAATCTTTGGATTCTCCGCATTTAAAAGAATATCTTTCTGAGATGAAGTTTATGGAGGATAAAGTTGAATTTATAGTCTCTGAATCAGAAGATCCGAATGCGCCAAATCCGGTCTCATGCGGTGTAAATGGGGAAATCAAGCATTTTAAGCGTGGCGAGCCTTACACAGCGCCAAGGAAGTTTCTTAATGCATTGATTAATACTGTTTTCCGCGTAGAAACAAGAGCATACAAAGATGAGCAAGGGCTGGATCAAACTGAAATTAAAAAGATACCCATGAGCGGGCTTAATATAAGCATTCTCCATGATCCTGCCGGTGAAACAGGGCGGCGCTGGCTGCAATACAAAATGAAATCGGCCTATTAATGAATTACCTTGAGATAGCTCAGCGTTCTGTTCTGGAAGGTGGTGCGTCAGGTAGAGGTGTATCCATCGCCGGTGCGTCAGGCGAATGGTTGCGTTTTGTTACCTGGGTAAATCAAGCATGGCAAGATATTCAGAATGAGCATTCTGGATCATGGCTATGGATGCGAAAAACTAAATCATTCCCAACTGTAGCAGAACAAGGCGAGTATACGCTGGCTGATCTATCTATCACCGACTTTGCTTCATGGCACCAAGATTCATTTAGGGTATATAAGGACACGGTTGGTAATGAGACATATCTTCCATATCTGCCTTATAACATGTTTAGGGACATTTACCTTATTTCAAATGTTTCAACGACATACAGCATGCCATCGGTAATGACTATATCGCCAATAAAGTCGATAGTTCTAGCACTTCCGCCTAATGATGCAAGTTATGTGATTACGGGAGATTATCAGTCTACTCCTGCCAAATTGACGCTTGATGCAGATACTCCTGCAATGCCAGAGCGCTTTCACATGGCAATTGTGTGGAAAGCTCTTATGTATTACGCGGCGTATGAATCGTATCCTGAAAAATACAGCACGGCAGAGCGTGAATATAAGCGGATTAGAAACCAATTGGAAATAGATCAGTTGCCTGAAATTACCATTAATAGGTCGTTCCTGTAATGCAATTCAGCAAAGTACATACAGACATTATTCCGCTTGTGGGTGGCGTGGATATGGTTACTACGCCGATTATGCTGAATCCAGGCAAGTGCATTTTTGCTAATAACTTCGAGCCTGACACGAACGGTGGGTATCGAAGAATGCGCGGCATAGAAAGATTCGATGGCAGGCCAAGGCCATCATCGGCAACTTATCAAGTTTTTGATTGCATAATTACCGGGCCATTAGTGGTTGGGGACACAATTACAGGGTCGATAAGTAACGCCACCGCCAAAGTTGCATACATAAATGATTCAACCAAAATGGCTGTGACCGATGTTGCAGGATCATTTACTTTAGAGTCATTCATGGTTGGGGCGACAGAGTATGGCTCTATCAGTAACATAACTATTGAAGGCGGTTTGACTAATCAAGAGCATGCGCAGTACAAGAATGCATCTGCTGATATATATCGGGCCAGCATTTCATCTGTTCCTGGATCGGGGCCGGTCCGTGGCGTAAAGTATTACAAGGGCAATGTATATGCGTTCAGGGACAATGCTGGAGCTACCGCTTGCGTAATGCACAAAGCGACAGCATCAGGATGGAGCGAGGTGCTGTTTGGCAGAGAATTGCGTTTTGATGGGGCTGTAGGCGAAATATCGGAGGGGCAGACAGTAACCGGATTAACTTCAAGCGCAACCGGTGTGGTTAAAAGAGCGTTACTCAGAACAGGCACATGGACGGTTTCAGGAGTTGGAACATTAGTTTTCGATGCGATAACCGGAGTATTCCAGGACAACGAGGCTGTGCAGGTTGGGGGATCTACCAAAGTAACGGCAAATGGCGCTGATTCTGCTATAACACTATTGCCGGGTGGAAAATTTGAGTTCGATATTGTCAACTTCCAGGGCAACGTGGAAGCTTCAAGGATGTACTGTGCTGATGGGGTGAATAAAGTTGGTGAATTCGATGGAGAAAGATGGGTGCCAATCCGCACGGGCGTTGGATCTGATAACCCTAAATTCGTTGTTGGTCACAATAAACAAATAATATGCTCGATAGAGAGCGAGATTGTTGTCTCTGGCATCGGTGCGCCGTACTCTTTCACGGCATTGACCGGCGCCGCGCAAATAGCCACCGGCGAAACGATAACCGGTTTAAAAACTCAGGTTGGAAGTGTGGATAGCGGAGTTCTGGTTATTGCTACCGAGCGAAAGATTTACATGCTTTATGGTAACGATCTGTCTGATTATAGGCTTGTTGCACATGCCCCTGATAGCGGGGCGGTGGCGTACACGCTACAGAATATAGGGTTTGCTCATTATTTTGACGTTAACGGCTTGACGCAATTGATGGCCTCTCAGGCGTATGGCAGCTTCCAATCCCACATATTGACGCAAGCGGTACAGCCGTATGTTGACGACAAATCCGGTAAGGCAGTTGCAAGCTCAATAGTTAGGAATCAAAACCTGTACCGGATATATTTTTCTGATGGATCCGGGCTCAACATACAAATAAAGCCTAACAGCAATTCTAATTCACCTTCAATAGGCGATATCATGCCGTTCGATTACGGTAGCAGGGTGATGTTTATGGTTGATTCTGCTGTGGATCTGAGCGGGAAAGAGAGGAAATACGGCGCATGTTCGGACGGATATGTTTATGAAATAGATGTCGGCACGAGTTTCGATGGAGATCCCATTAATGCTTTTTTAATACTGGCATTCAATCATTCAAAATCCCCGGACACACAGAAAAACTACAAGAGAGCTAAGTTGTTGTTTGATGCTGGCACCACTGCACATCTGAGCGTTAGCTATGATCTGTCATTCGGTAATTTTGATGCGACTTACGGCATATCATCCGATCAAGTCATAACCGGCGCTGGCGGCTATTGGGATAACTCCAGCTGGGATTCTATTTTTTGGGATGCAGCTTATGCGCAAGAGGTAACCATAGATACTCCCGGAAACGGTACGAGCATGTCAATCAACATATCGAATGAATCGGATATCGATGAAAGTTTTGTCATTAATGCGGTAAAAATTCAATTTTCACCAGGGCGGCTAATACGATGAGCAACTATGCAGCAACAGGTAACCCGGGAAGTGGAACGAGAAACATTTCAGAGCAAATCAGAGATGAGTTTCTGTTAATCCAAAATGCAATTTCAAGCAAAGCAGAGCGAAATGCGACCAATTCAGTCAGCACAACATCACTAACAATTGGTACTGGCGTTAAAACGCTGGCAATAGAAACAGGCAAGGAATTGGTTGGTGGCCAGACTGTATCAATATCGGATACTGCAAGCCCAGCGGTTAATTATATGACCGGGATCTTGCTATCGTATGATTCAACAACTGGGCTTGCGCAAGTTGATGTAACCGCTTTCGGTGGATCAGGCACAAAAACATCGTGGATCATTGGATTGTCAAATCCCGCTGGAGTAACGCTCGGGTCAAATACATTCACGGGCGCGCAGAACTTGTCTAGGGCAACGGTTGCATCACACGCCACAACTGCTGATATCTGGAATGCTTCTGGCAATCAAATTAACTTTACTGGTACGGCAACGGTAACCTCATTCCCATCAGCTCCACAACCCGGCGCCAGTAGAAAATTAATTTGTGCCGCAGCATGCTCGTTCACGGCAAGCTCGGATATGATCATTGACGGAGTAGCGTCAGGAGCCACATTCGTATGCGCCGCAAATGATGTCGTGACGGTAGAAGCGTTAACTGTGTCTCAATTTAGATTAACGATCCAAAGATACGATGGCAGGCCCCCATTTTGGACAAGGACAAGATATAAGTTTTATGGCCATACAGGGGCCGGGCACGGGTCAAGCAGTACCATGAAAAGGCGCTTGGCTACCGTTGTAACTAATACTGGCGATGCGGTTGCGTGGACTTATACTGATAGCGCGACATTGGGCGGGAAACTGACATTTATTCAGCCCGGGTTATACAATATAACGTATGCAGATGTTGGGTCAAAACAATACGGCCTGTCAAAGAATCAAGCAAGCGCAGGTACAACAGTATTTGATTCGTTAACCGCGACAGAGAAATTCTTAAGGGTTTCCGGTGAGTCTGGAAATGAATTTAACTGCGCGTCAATAACATCATTCATGGATTCTGGTGATTTCATTGAGATGGTCACGAATGGGGCTGTGTGGACTACAAATTCTAATAACTGGACATCATTGTACGTTGAGAGGCTGGCATAATGCCAAAGCTCCTGATTGAATTTCCTGATTCCGATCAGCAAATAATAGAGATAGAAAGCACGGGAAGTTTCTTCGATACCACAAAAATACTGTGGGATGAAAGGACTGATGGTCCTATTCCTGATGATATTGTCCCCGGTAGAATGGTTAGGATCGGGAAGAATCTTGTAAAGATGGATGGCTACAAGCCAGAATACGCGCAGTTAAAACAGCGAAGAGAAGAGGATTCGGTAAATAAAAAAATAGCCGATCTATGGGCATCAGCCGATGCTTATATCAATTCTGAAATAAATGGTGTTGGGTTATGTCTTTTGTCTGCAGGCGTTCAGCAACAAAAGCCAAAAGCTCTTGCGGTTGCTGCTTGGTGCGATTCGATATGGACAGAGTATTATGTCAGGAAGGCTTTAATTACTGTGGGAAGCTCAGTAAGTAATGACTTTAGCAGTTTTGGAAGCAAGCCTTACACTGTGCTTGAATTAAGGGAAGAAGTGGCAAGTTTGTGGACTGGTGATTAAGGGGAGATCATGGCAGGAATACTTGGAAGCAGTACGCCGGCAGGTAAATTTGTGGATCCAAAAGCACAAATACTGTATGGCAAGGGAAACAATAAATATACCCCTGAACAGATCAAGCAATGGATAACTGTCCCTGGTGGCAGAACTCCTGATGAGATTTTCAATGCTGCGCTCGGCGGCGGCATTAGTGCCGACCAGATAGTTGGCGCCATGAAAGGTACTCCAGGGTATGATAAAGAGAATATTGATAAGCATATCGCTGGCAAAGGCGTATCGCTTGAGAGAGAGCCTACTGGAATGCTGTACGAACCAACGCCAACCAGAGATGTGACATATAATCCCATTACTGTGGGATCTAATGAAACAGTGCAAGGCCAGTTGAAAGGGATACTTGAAAACAAGAATAGCCCGCTGATGCAGCAAGCTCAGACATTTGGCAATTCATATGCCAATAAGCGCGGAATGTTGGATAGCTCGATAGGCGCGAGTGCGGCAGAAAGTAGCATGATAAATGCCGCAACACCGGTTGCGCAGCAAGATGCATCAACTTATTATGATGCGAAGAAAACGAACTCAGCGCAAGGGTTGCAAGCTCAGATGTTTAACAGCGATTTGAGTGCCAGAACATCGATGTTTGACAAGGGGACGGCAAAGGATTTGACAGTAACGCAGATGAATAATGATCTGCAGAGATCCATAGCAACCAT